AAAAAATTAAATGTATAGTTTATTTTTTCAATAAATACATTATAATCTGTAAGGATACCATGGCAAAGACATTATTTAAAGGATTTTCAACGGTCCAAGGACCCAAAATTAGAAAATTACACGACATAGAATTAGCAAAACAAGATTTAAAAAATCATTTCCATACTAAAAAAGGGGAAAGAATTATGAATCCCAAGTTTGGATCAATGATTTGGCAGTTAATGTTTGAACCATGGAATGATACAACTGAAGACGCAGTTAAAGAAGATTGCATGGATATTATTGCAAATGATCCTAGATGGAGATTAGAAGGAGTTGACACTTATTCGAGTGATAATTCGTTAAGTGTCCAATTAAGATTATTTTACCAACCTACAGACCAACTGGAAGTTATGGCGTTAACGTTTGACCGAGAACTAGAAGAAGGATTATAAACAAATGGCTACACGACAAGATGTTTTATTTGCCGCAGAAGATTACATAGCAAAATATCAATCATTTGCTCAATCTAATTTTCAAGCATACGATTTTGATACATTAAAAGCGGCGATGGTAGATTATATAAGATTAAACTACCCCGAAGATTACAATGATTGGATTCAATCCTCTGAATTTATTAGTTTAATGGATCTAATAGCATTCGTGGGCCATAATTTGGCGTTTAGAACAGATTTTGCTACTCGTGAAAATTTTATGGAAACTGCTCAAAGCAGAGATTCAATATTAAAATTAGCTAGATTCCTCGGATATAATCCTACTCGAAGTATAAACTCGAGCGGTGTATTAAAAATTAAAACAGTACGGACAACAGAAGCATTAATAGATTCGGATGGTAATAATTTGTTAAATGTAGATGTTACATGGAATGATTCAACAAATGCAAATGCATATGAACAATTTTTGATGATACTAAATTCGTCTTTTGGTAGTACTACACAATTTGGTACTCCGTTTAAAGCATTATCAGTTGATGGTATTAAGACTGAAATTTATAAAATGAATTCACAGACACAACAAAATGTAACCCATGCTTTTACCGGTACTGTTCAAGGTGATGCAGTACCATTTGAAATAACAAATGTAGACGTAGATGCAACATTTGGGTTATTTGAGCCTTATCCAGATCCAAATTCGGCTATGCGATGTTTATATCATAATGATGGTAAAGGAAATTCTAGTGCTAAAACAGGATTTTTCTTTTATTTTAAACAAGGTAGTTTAGAATTTAAAGATACTTTTATTAGTCGTCCGATTGAAAATCAAGTTATAGATATTACAGTTGACAATATATCTAATGATGATGTATGGGTGCAAACTATTGATCAAACTGGTGCAATATCCACAATTTGGACCCCTGTTGATACTGTAGTTGGTTCTAATGTTATTTTTAATGCAGTTGATAATAACATTAGAGATATTTTCCAAGTAGTTACTAATACCAATGATGCTATTAGTGTTAAATTTGCAGATGGTAGATTTGGTAATGCTCCAAAAGGAGTTATTAGGGTATGGTATAGGGTAAGTAACGGAGAAGAATATACTATTAGAACAGACGATATCCAAGATGTTGAAATTAGTATACCATATTTTAGTAAACATGACTTGCAATTATATAATTTAGTTATTACACTAGATTTAGAAGAACCAGTAAAAAATAGTTCAGTAACAGAATCAAATACCAGCATACAAACTAAAGCACCTCAAATATATAGTACACAAAATAGAATGGTATCTGCTACTGATTATGCAGTTTATCCTTTACAAGCATCTACTAATATTACAAAGATTAAAAGCACAAACAGGGTGCATAGTGGGCATACACGATATGTGGATATCAATGATCCAACTGGTACTTACAAAGATTTAACAATATTTGGTGATGATGGATATTTGTTTGAAGAAGAAACATTTTTACGAAAAACATTAACTTTACCGTCAACATTAAATGCTACAGATATAATAGATCAATATATACAACCATACTTAGAAGAATCCGAGGTACAGAACTTTTATTATCAAAAATATAAAGCAGATTTTGTATGGTCGGGCGGAACATCAGCTGATGATTTATATTTTACATCGTCAGATGAGGCAACTCCGTCTTTAGCCGCAAATATGTGGACTTGGAAAAAAGTAACTGGTTCGGCTAGACAAGCAACTGGCTATTTTCAAAAAGGTGCTACTGCTCCAGATATTATTGCTACTGGAAAAGATTCCTTAGATGCAATAGGTAAGTTTTTAATTGAAGGTGCAAATATTGAATTTGCAGAAGTCGATTCGAACGGATTATTTGTTACAGGATCAACAACTACTTGGGCAAGTATAACCGGAGTATACGGTGACGGACGAGGAGTTACAAGTTCTGCGTTAGGGTACACAGGTAAAACTAAAGAAGAATATGGTACTGTATCGTTGTCTAGAAATATACCAGATAATGTTAGAATAAAACGTATAGCTCCTGCATACAATAGTAAATTTAGTTCGACAGAAATTACAGCAATTAAAGATCAATTAGAACTTAATAACTCATTTGGGATACGATACGATCATCGAAACAATCGATATGAAATTATATTAGGTATTGATTTAGGTGCATCCGAAGGATCATCGTTTGCTTTAACCGAAAACACATCAGGTACACAATCAGACAGCAGTTATCTATTAAGAGTTGAATATTTAACAGATCAATGGGTGTTTTTGGCAAGATCTATAAAATATAATTTTGGATCTATAAGGAATGTTAGATTTTTTAATCAACGATTAGATAACAAAGTTAGTAAAATAACAAAAAAATCAACTAAAGATGAAATTAGAGTATTGGATATTAACTTACAACCACTTACATCCTCGGGCGGAGGACTAGGCACATCTTTGTTAACTGCAAATTACAATTTTGATATAGAAGGATTTTATACATATGATGATGGCTATACAGATCCACGCAGAGTATTATTAAAATTTGCCGATACTAATAAAGATTATGTAATTGATGATCCGTTTGCATTTGAAAGTATTGTAGGATCTAACGAAATTTATATTGCTGACGAATTAGTTGACAACTATGTTTATAAAACAATAATGGCAATACCACCGCCCACAAATTCAGATGGTACTATAAAATACTGGGTGTCATCGACTTCATATGAGTTAGCAGATAAAATTGAATATAATGGTGCAGAGTATGAATCTAAAATTGCAGGTAATTTAGGTATATTGCCAACTGATACATCTAAATGGACTTATATTAGAGATTTAATTTATGCAAAATATACAGGTAGATCTGGTGTGCGATTTAAATGGAAGCATGCCGCTAGTGAAGAAACACGAATTGACCCGGCAGTTTCTAATATTATTGATACGTTTGTGTTAACAAACACATATAATACTGAATTTAGAAATTGGATTAAAAATGATAGACGAGCAAAATATAGACCTCTTTCTTATACTACTGAAGATTTAAAAACAATGTTTATAAAATTAGAAGATGCAAAAACGTCATCTGATACAATAATTTATAAATCTTGTGAATATAAAATTTTATTTGGCATAGAATCTGATTATGCATTACAAGCAAAATTTAAAGTAGTAAAAAACACAATAACAAGTTTAACTGATAACGAAATAAAAGCAACAATAGTAGACTATATTGATGCGTATTTTAATCCAAATAATTGGGATTTTGGTGAAACATTTTATTTTACGGAACTTGCGGCGTATATTCATAGAAATATGATAGGAGTAGTTTCTTCATTGGTTATTGTTCCAACAAATGCTGATTCTAGATTTGGTAATATGTTTCAAGTTACGCCTAACGCACATGAACTTTTTATAAGTGCCGCAAAGGTGTCTGATATAGATATAGTAGATTCATACACAGAAACAAATATGAGAATTGCCGCCGGACTTGTTGAAACACCGGTTTCAACAACAAGCATCACAGGAGTGGCAACCGGATCAGGATCTAGCTCTAGTTCCGGTAGTGGTAGTTATTATTAATGGAAAAATAAATGGCAGATTATTCTAGCGACAATACTAATGATCAGGTTAACAATACCATACCTGGATCTTCGAGTAAGAATATTACAAAAAGATCTACGTTTGATTTATTACCAGAATATATTCAAACTGATACTAATAAGAAATTTTTAAATGCTACATTGGATCAAATGATTCTAAGTGGTAATCCTAAAATAGAATCAGGTTATATAGGTAAAAAAATAGGGGCAATTAGATCATCAGCAAATGATGTTTATTCGGAAAGCAAAACAACTCTTAACAATAGATATCAATTAGATCCTACTGTTGTAAGTCAAAATCCTTCTACTTTAGAATACGAATCTGCTATTCCTTATGATGATATTATTAGCAAATTAAAATATCTTGAAGCCAGTACAACAAATTTAGATAAATTATTTTCTGATACTAATTATTCTTGGCGTCCCCCAATTAATGTAGATAAGTTTATCAATTGGAATAGTTATGTATGGTTACCATTTGGACTACCATTGGTAGGGTTGCATGGCGAAACAACAAATACAATCAATGGAAAACGCACATACACAACATCAGCTCAAGCCATTCACAACAACAGAACACTTACTTTAGAAAATGGCATGCGATTGGCATTTTCAGATGATAATAAAACATATTTGGTAACTGGTGTAGGCGAAAAAATAACATTAATAGATGAAAGTACATTAGTTGCAACAACAGAAACTTCTATGGGCATTGTTTCACCGACAGTAGCTCTTGGTTCGGTTGACACCGGAACCGGTGTTGTTACTTCTGTAAGTGTGACTACCCAAGGAACAAATTATGTATATAATCCATTTTTTAATGTATATGATACAACAGGGGGTCCTGCAACCCATGCAGTAATAGAAGGTGAAATAGATCCAATAACCGGTCTTGTTTCTTCATCTCTTACTATTACAGGAGCAGGCGCAGGATATGCAACAGCCGGAGTTGAAATACTTATAATGGGCGGACAACAGTCTATGCCCCCTTATATGAATGCCAATAAAGATGTACATTATATTCATGAATATATTTGCATGGAGCGAGGTGCAAGAGATAATAATCCTTGGTCTAGAATCAATAATTGGTTTCATATTAATACTATAAAAGCAGTTAATGCAATGTTGGGGCTTACCCAATCGTTTAAAATCGATGGTACTATAGTTGATGATGATTATGCCCAACGTCCTATTATAGAATGGGAACGCGATTTACATTTATATAATTACGGCACACATTTTAGAAAACCTGTTAATATTATTATTACAGAAGCAATAGATCCGGCTGATGGAACAAATGGATTTTTATTATCTAGTGGTAGTGCGGCCCCCGAAGTTCATGAAGGATATACAGTTCAAGATAATGATAGAGTTTTATTTACAGCATCATCAAATGCTACATATCAAAATAACATTTATAAAGTTAATACATCACAAACTGGTGCAACAGCATTAACATTAGAAACAGATGGTAGAGGAACAGGATTTCCTACTCATGGCGATGTTGTTACTTCGTTAAATGGTACTACATTACAAGGACAAGATTATTGGTTTGATGGGAAAGGTGGAGCGGCTTCACTGCAATCATGGAAGTTAACACAAGAAAAAAGTACCAAAAACGTTCCAGTAAAATTTGAACTATACGATACAACATTTAATCCTTTATCTGAATATTATGAAACAGACTTTTTAGGCAATACTATTTTTGAATATTTAGAAGATAAAACTACTGCTGATAGATCTGAAGATAAATTTTTAGGTTTTGCGTTAACTTATGCAACTACAAATTATTTGTCATCAACTAATACATCTAATTTAATGTTTAATAATTCGCATCAACAATTAATATATCAATATGATAGAAGTTCGACCCCAAAAGATGTTTTGGGATTATACTACTTACGAAAATTTGATAGAGATGAATTAAATTATAATTTTAATAATTGTTGGGAACAGAGTTATAAACAAATCAGAACACCAATAACTATTACACAGGATGTTATTAATGCAGAAGATGATTTTGTTGTTGATTTAAGAACAACAAACTTCGAACCTGAACGAGATTATTGGTTACAATCAACTACAACAGGATTTGAATTTTATTTAAAATCTGTTTATGGTTATGAAAAACTTACAGAGATTAATCCTACTCTTTATCTTGCAAGAAATAAGACATACACATTTGAAGTAACAAATGGCACAAATCTATTTCAAATACAAGATTCAACTGGCTCAGCATACAATACAGGTGTAACAAACAATAATTCACATAGTGCAACTATAACATTTGCTATTGCAGAAGCCGAAGCAAATGATGTATTATATTACTCTTCTTCTATCGGAACGGGCAAAATTATTATAATCGATGAATTGCAAGAACAAGGTTGGCCTGAAGTATTTCATAATGGAGTAAGGTTAAAACGAGATATACATTATATTTTTAATGATAAAAATGTTGTTATACCGTACGAAAGTCCAGGAACAGACGAAACAGTATCAGATGGTGG